CCTAGCACCCCAGTCAATCTTAGCCCCTTCAATCTTGTGCATGTGACTAAAGAATAGATCGCCAGGAGACTTTTCCTGCTGCGCCACGTTGGTATACATCAGATTCAAAGACTTGTTGAACCGTGACAGCTCAGATTCAGCGATCAACTGAATGGCATCACCGCCATCGGCACCGACTGACATATTCATTTGATCCATGAACCCCGCCCAAATTTGGGTAGGATCGGAAATTAAAACATCGTCAGTATCAAGAACACCAAGGTAAACCGTGACAGGATGTAGATAGTAGTCTTCGGTTAAAGCCACGCCTGATATCGTTGCGTCTAATCCGCTTAAAGTGAGCGTAATAGCGTACGGACTGACATCCAGACCTTCTTCAACCTGTGAAATAGATCCAAGGTCGCCAACACCTAGCCAGTCTTGACCGCCCCAAGTATAGGTTCCTATTGAGTTGTGAAGGTAAACCGTACCAGACGGAAACTCCAACTTAGCAAAAGACACAATTGCAACGTGCTGTTGTGCTAAAGCTGTCGCTACTGCTGCGGGGAATCCTCGGCTCATGCTAGAACATCCTCTACAGCCTCAATGGTGAAGTTTGAAACTCGTCCTGGCTGCGTATCCCAAGACGTAGATCCTGCGAGCATGAAGACACCAAGCACAGGATAAAGATAATCTATGGCATCGCCGTCATCGGTAGGCTTTCTGATCGGTGGAGAAATCGGTATTCCTGCTTGAGTAACGGTTCCTGTTCCAGATCCAAAACCCGTAGCCGTGAATGTAGTGCCGATATTATTATTAGCCGCTCCAATCGTTGTGAAGTCTGAATCCCCAACGGATTCAATCGTGTATGATTTCCCAATTACGATTTCACGGGCTGGTAAAGAATAAAGAAAGGTTCCCGTTCCTGTAGTATCTACATCCGCCGTGACTATGTGAAGCTCATTATTGAACGCTATGTAATCACCAGACTTAAAGTAATCCGCTTGCGTAAGGTTTGCGTCTCTGGCTAAAAGAATTGATCCAGTCTGACCCGCACCATTGACAACGATAGCATCACTGACCGCTGGCGCATTACCGCGACGAACAAAACCGTGATCCTGCAATAAGAACCTGTGCTGCTGACCGTTTAACTTAGTCAAGAACGCTTGCATATCTGCCCGATCATCACCTGTCAGGTTGTTGAACTGAAGCGTAGCTTTCCACAACGATCCTTTTCTGGCTACCGTCTGGACTGAGTTAGTCAACGGGCTCTGAAACGTCCTGGTGTTCGTTACCAGCTCAAAAGTGTTTGAGGATGGAGTTATGCTTGGAAATGTGTAAGTCGTCATTACCCGAATCTCCGGCGCCGCATCAGATCTTGTATGCTCATTATAGTTTGTTGTGAAGTCTGCTGCATTGCTGCGCGGATCTTCATATCTACATCAGCCCCAGCGCCAGTTGCGTCTATGTTATTTACCACGGTGATCCCGCCACCTTGACCCTTAGTGTGATCAATGACCGTCTCGTTCGGATGAAGAATCGCTGGGAAGCCGCCCTTACCATCCATACCGCCGGACCTACCGCCTGTGCCGGTAAAACCACCGCCGTCAAAGCTCTGAGCCTTGATCTGAGCGACTTGCCCCATACCGGCAGCAATAACACCACCGGCCATAACGTAGTTCAGAGGTGGCGGATAGCTCTTGTAGGCTACCGTAGCAGCAGTAGAAGTATTCATTATAGCATTGGCTATATTGAAGGCTTTGCTGATTGCGAACAGGCGCTTGTTGTTCTTTGCTATACCGTTGAATTGATTACCAAGTTCGCCCAAGACATGCTGGGTCTGTTCTGTAGCAGACAGTTTATTAAATGACTCTAGTCTCTTAGCACCTTCAATAGAAGCCCTTTGCAAGAAGTTCATGCCTTCTAATTCGTCTGTCACACCTTGATCTAATAAGGCTTTCTTATCTTCTAAATATTTTGCAAGTATTTGTAATTGCAAATCTCTTGCTGATTGCTCTGTTTCATTTCCTAAAGCAAGCCCTTCAGCAATAACCCTGTTTTGTTCTGCAAAAGATTCTAGTAAAGCTTGCTCTTCAGTCATCAAAGATTGCCGCAAAGCTTCTAATTGATTCTTAGAACTCTCTACCTTTTGCGACTCTTCTTGTGCGGCTTGGAAGTCTTTAAGTCTTTGTATTGCGTTATCAAATGCTTTTTTCTGCTCGCCCTCTAACCCTTTCACCAAATCGTTAGCCAACAATAGCTCTATGTTGCTTTTTCCAAGAGCATCCGCTTGTGCGACTACGCCATTGACGTAGTTTTCAGCAGCTAACGCTTGTTGTCTAACAGCCTCTGCATCTTCTTCTTTTTTAGTTTTATTACTTAACAACAGAGCGTTAAGAGCTTTTAACCGCATTATTTCGTCTATTTGAATAGACGTATATCCTTTGCGAAGGAGTTGCGCCCTTTCAAGCGCGTCATTGCCGAGAAGTATTTGAGTTGTCTCATCCCTTAAAGCTTGAATGTGTTCTTTTACTGTATCGGCAAGATCCTTTTTATCTTGTTTGGCTTTTTCTACAGCGTCAGCTTCTTTCTTTGTGGTCGTAATGTTGCCGTCAATTGCTTCTTTATATAATTTCTGAGTTTGCTCAGCCCTATTTAATTCATGAACATATTCTTCAAGAGATGCTGCAATTTTCGTAAGTTCAGTATTATATTCCTTGTTCGGATCTCTAGCTTCTTGAAGCTCGTTTACATAGTCGGTAATCGCTTGACCAGCGCCTTCTTGCCCAGTAGCCAAGGCAATATACATTGCTCTTAGTTTTTTTGCTTCCTCTCTGTTAATGCCTAATTTATCAGCCATATGCTGAAATTCATCAGAAATATTCTTAGCTGCTTTCATTGTGTCAGAGAGCATTAATCCGCTTGCCGCATCTCGCATTCCATCCAATGCTGCCGTTGCAGCCTCAACGGAATTGACTAATGCTAACCTTATTTTTGCGTTGGCAAGGGTTTCACTTTCTTGTGATAACTTTGAGAACTGAGCTGCTAGATTTACAGTTGAATTTACGAAATCAACATCAAGTATCTTAGCAGTTTCTTCTGCGGTCTTTTTTAACTCCTCTAAGGCATCTTTAGAGCTAAACATTTTTGGCATGAAGTAAGTACCAAGAGCTGCGCCTACGGCTAATACAGCACCAATCAAGGCACCGTTCTGACCGAATAGAGAAGCAACCTGGGAACCCTGCTGACCAAAGATTAGAAGCGCGTTCTGGCCCATCTGAAGCTGAACCGCAACGTCCTGTACCTGATGTCCTAACTGGCCCATACCGCCACGCATCAAGCGCAATTGCCCGTGAGCGCCTTTTGCAGCAGAACCTTGCTTTCTGAACTGTTTAGTAGCTTGCTGAGTAGCCATAACAGAATCTAACTGAGCTTGACTAGCACCCATCATCTTTAGGCGATAGATCTCAAGCTCGTCAGAGGTCATATCAACCGTGGCGGCTTCATCTCTGTAGGCGTTGTTAGTGCGGTTTACTGCGTCAGCAATCTTCTGTGCCGCAGCAGCTTCTTGATCACGCTCTTTGTTTAAGCGTATAGCAGCTTCTGTAGCTTGATTGTGAGCATCGATATCGTCATGAAGCTTATTGATGAGTGCAAGCTCACCATCGGCAGCGTTAAGACTTGCTGCCTTGAGAAGGTCAAGTTCTCTGGCGCTTTTACCTATAGCCATGACTTGCTTGTCTAAGCTCTCTACAAGCTTATCAACAGCGTGAGCACGGAAGGCTTCTGTGGTTTTCTTAGCGCGTTCAGCATTACGAGCGTAGGACTGAAATCCTACCTTCGTATTATCATCTATTGATATTCTTGCTAGGACTGTTTCTTTTGTTGTCGCCATCCATCTTCTCTCTTTTCACTTTAAAGAAAGTCCACCAATGATCAAACTCGGCCACAGTCATGTCTAAGATTGTCGCTAGGGGCTGACCAAGTCGCTCGGCTAACTCGTACATGTAGTATAGCTGAGTTGGGTTGCCTTGGTCAGTTATAAGTTTTTTTCTCGGTCTTCCTCCGATTCAGAACCAGCGGTTAGCGCAAACGTAGCAAGCCTAGTTACTATGTCTGGATCAACCTTCTTTCTCAGCGATACCTTATCCTCAAGCCCGAAGACAGGATCTCCGTTCTCGTCAACAAGGCCAAAGATCACCGCATAGATAAGATAATCAGTGTTATCACTATCTGCGCGACGAAGCATTTTGGCCTTATCGTCAAGGGTAAGGTTCTTTGCGAAAAGACTAACCTCCCATTCTGGGACCTCAATCTTCCGCAAATCCTTACTGTTAAAGTGTGCTAATGCGTTCTCAATTAGCCTTGGCATGTTATGGTGCCGTATCGGACGTTAAGGCCCCAGTACCTTGAACAGAGATAGAAGCTTCTACCATTCCGTCAAAGCTTGCAGTTCTAGAAACACCTGTTACTAAAGCTGTGCCGGAGTAAAAGGTAGCGCCAACAGCCTCACCTTCAGGATATAGAGCTAAGGATACACTAGCACCTACCGTGAGGGCTCCCTGTCCTGTCGCATCCGTTTCATCCCAAAAACAATCTAATGAACCAGAAAAACTGGTCAAAGTGATTGCATGAGTACGGGCTGTATCCGTCATTTTGGTTGTTTCAACGGTATCTGCTGATTCTTCTATAGAAAATGATTTAACCTCGGCTACTGTAGCAGCGCCGACTTTAACAATTCCATCACGTCCGATATGACTTGCCATTATTCAGACTCCTTATCTGATTTGATTTTTGGCTCAACATTCTCAATAAGCTCTGGTGCTTTCTGAGGTTTTGCTTTGCCTTTCTTTTCCTGTGTCCAACCAAGGTTGATCATAGATTCTACTTTAGACGGATGAGCATCTACTTCAGATGAGCCGTCTGGACTATATAACTTCATATTGTATCACCTATATTGAGGTTTCTGGAGCGTTTTGTGCCGTTCTATATTCTACAACATAATTTAAAGTTGCTACACCTACCGGATTCTCTCCATCTCCGTCAAATGATATATCGGTGGACTCAAGAAAGTTAAACCTAGCCGTGCCATTTAGTGTACGGTTATTCCCCATTGCCACTTCAACTTCAGCACAAATTGTATCCACGGTATCGTCAAAGTTAGAATTCGCTTTGACGTAAGCCTCAATCGTTATATTTAACTGACGCTCTATACCTAAGTTAACTCCTATTGAGTCAATGGTGGAAACCTCTGATTTGCTGTATATCAAAAGCGCCGGCAAACTTGACTCATTTAAAGCGTAAACTCTAGATTGGTATACATTAGAACCAGTGGTTGCTAGTCCTGTCAGAATCGTTCCAATCTGCTCTCTTATTTGTTGGCGAACATGACTCATTGCTGTTCCAATTGAATCTCTGAAATGCCTGTGCCATCCGGCCTAATATTAACTACTCTGTACGTTATGCTCTCAATAACCATTGTATCGTTGTGCGATATAGCTGCTGCGTCTGCTGTCCTAATAACAGCTATGGGCTGGTTCATTTCAACCGCTACACTACCGGAATCAACCGCATAATAATCATTTAATAATATTGTCTTAATGACAATAGGAGCGCCGCCGTCAGGAGTGTATGTGCAATTGACCCCAAAGTCATTGAGCATAACTAACCTGTCAGCAGCAGTCTCAACTGGCATTCTTCTTCCTCTTAACAGTCTTCTCTGGAGCCTTGTCTAGCTCAACAGAACGGTTCTCAACAACTGGTTCGGCATAAGGCATGATTCTGCCCATACCCATTAAAACTGTGGCGTCATCTACGCCTACTTCAACGACAGATCCTGCTTGATGGCTCTGTCCAGCAATAACACAATTTCTAACTACTTGATATTTCATAGTTCACCTCAAGAATCGGGGGGCCGATAAGCCCCCCTATCTCATAGCTATTTAGCTGCCGCCGTCGTTGCCGAGTGCGAAAGACTGTGCATGCCGAACTGCAACATCCATTGTTTGGATGGCGCGGATTCGCATGGTGCCGCTCAAGCCGTTGGTGTAAGGATCCAAGAGCAGGTCTAAACCGCCCCAGAAGCCAACCAACAAATCAGAGAAATTACCGAAGTAAAGATCGCCAGATTCAACTTGATTAGAAACAATACCACGGTAGCCGTTGATCGTGTTTCCAGGCTCAACTACGAACTGTGCAGTGCCAGTCGCTTTCTCAGTAGTCTTCAACCCGCCATACATGTTGGCAGAAAGAATGTACGCAAGATTGCCCATCAAAGCATTATCTTCAGCAACTGCCGTTTCCATCTCAACTACTTTAGCGTAGCTTGGGATGGTGATCGGAGAAGTACCGAAGTCAACTGCATTGATACCAGCAGTGCTCTTGATACCAGTGGGCGAGCCACCAGTGCCATCGCCGCGCAGTGCTGCTAAGTCCATTGCCAGAGCAATAGCTTGTGCAAGATCATCACGGATAAGGGCTTCCAAATCCATAGTTTGCTCTTGCAGCATTCTGCGAGTTACTTGAGCATAAGAACCCAAATCTTTTGGAGACAAATTCACTTGACCGAAAGTTGGTTCGGTTTGAGTGACGTTAGCGCCTTCAGTAGCAAGCCAAGCTGCGGTTGAGGCAGTAGCTTTCTTAGGGATCGTTACAGTGCTGTTAAGACCACCAAGTACCCGAGCACCCGCTTGCATTACGCTAGAAGAGTTTCGGAGTACGTCGATGAAATCACCAGCGCGGAAATCTTCCGTCAATACTGCTGAATCATCAGTGGTGTTCAAGTCACGCGTCCAGTTACGCATAACGTCAGAAGGCAACATAATACCTTGAGTCGTTCGGCCATACTGGTCACAAGCAGCTCGTGAACATTCGAATTCGAATGCGGCAGCTTCTTGTGCGCGTCGGTCAGTTGGGTTAGCGAGAGCATTAACTGCTCGCAAGATGCTAAATCTCTTAGCTTCTTTAGGAGTCAGGCCAATTTGCGTGTCTTCCAAAGCTTTCTGTGAACCAATTACGTCCAGCAACTCGCCTCGGAACTCTTCGATTGATCGACCTTCTGAAATTGCACGTTGTGCCAAGTCAGATTTGCCATGCCGTGAGCCAAGCTCAACGATTTGTGCTGCATTCTTTTGTTCGGCCTTGCGAGCTTCACTTTGAACCGCAGCAACGTCTACTACATTTTCTTCAGACATTGTTATTACCTCAATATGTGGTTTTTCGGTTTGTGGGTTGCCCATAGACCGTCCGATAGCACATCCTGGGTCAGCAGGAATGGCAACAAGACTAGCCTCAACGGGACGCCAGGACTTCGCTACATAAGTATCTGATCCTCGCTTTTCTAATTTGTTGATTGAGTATCCAACGGATATGTTGGACTTAATCCCATCAACACAATCATCAAACGCTTCAGCGGCCAGTCCGTTTCGTCCAAAACGTACCTTTGCGCGGAGTCGCCGCGTTTCGCTGTCCAGTTCGATTGATTCCAACACGCCTATGACCTTGGTTGGATCATGGTCCAACAAAAGGGGCGCCCTGCCTGATGCGATAAAACTCATATCTATCGCTTCGGCTGTATGCTCTAAGACTTCCATACCAAAAGAACGCTCAACAGGTTCTTCGGTTGAAAGTAAAATCATTGCGGTTCGGGCTTCTACGTCAATAGGCCCTTTATCCATTTCCATAGCTCTATGGGATACGGTATCGACCTTTCGACCCATATCTTCAGCCATAGCTCTATATTCCTCATCTACTTCGATTTCAGCTACTTCTTCCACCACGGAATCAGGCAATGGCCCATCGAATTCTTCTGTTGCTTGTAAATCTTCCATAGATTTATCCTTAGCTTATAACTAATAGTGTTTAGATTATCAAATATTAGTGTTATGTGGAATAAGTTTCGACGCTTTCTGAACGCCTGTATTTATCACGCCAAGCGCTGTTGCATTGCTTCCGACAAGATTATTAACCGTCTCATCAACCACATTTGCCACTCCTGTAGAGTTGTCTACAACCCTGCAAACACCCCTGACAGGTATATAACCTGCTGTGACACTAGGATGTATGATACATACGCCAGAGCTAAAGTCTAAACATAGATCACCATCGCCGCTTGTGTCTGTGTGATTCCGCAATTCAATTGCTCCTTGATAGTCTCGCAGAATCAACTGACCATTACCATTGAAGTCAATGATCGGCTGCTGATCGCCAGTAAGTCTGTTTGAGAAGCAAGACAGCAAGGCTAAAAGCTCACCACCGTTGATCTGAATGTTACCGTTTAAAGAGCACTGGAATATAAAACCAGAAGTGAATGAAATATCTAATAAGACACAATTCCTATATACGTTGTTGCCGTCAGCAGTGCCTTGAACTGATATATTATTAAACTCGCAATACTGAACATTAGCAGAAGGATCAACCGTTAATACGGTAACGCCAGGATTGTCGGATGTGAAAACATAACCGTCTGAAAAGTCAGTATTTGACAAGGTTGTAGACTCAAGAATCCTGATTGTTCTTGCACCTTCTTTCAATGCAATTGCCTTTGCATCGTCAAAGTTATTTACAGGCTGGGTTCTAGTGCCTATCGGAACGTCGCGGCCTGCCTGCCCGTTAATCGGATCTATACAAACTTCACCGTTATATGCCGCAGAAAGGATAACCGATAGATCCTGCAAGCCTGCTGAGTTGGCAGATCTGACCGACACCTGATTAACATTAACCACATCGCCGACATTAGAATTGGCGCCGACTAGATTGACGGCATACTGACCGTCTTCAAACGTAACGGAATAGCCGTTGATCATCTCAATCACGCGCGCCAGCGTTACACCACCAACCGTGACCGATGTATTGTGCTTGTGAGTACGTTCAAACGCCATGCCATCGTCTGAGTCTTCCAGATTCCTCAGTGTAAGCCTAAACGTATCCAGATTAAGCTGACGGATCTCAGTCGGAACAGACTGGATCAAAGTCATGTCGTTTCTTGGGATGCTTATTACTTTAGTACCCCAATTAATGGAGATTGCCACTTGTCGCACCTCCGCTATATAGAGTTACTTGTAAAAGCTGAATCTGTTGCATCATCATATCTATTCGTTGATTGAGAAGCATCTTCTCAGCTTGCAACTGATTAACCAAGCCAAATAAATCGTCTATCTCAGCCTTGTTGTTCTTTGAGTGCTGCATAACCGCAAGAATGTTCTTGTGCGTGATATCAGTCATCAGGTATCAAACTCACGTTTATTGACGTGTTTGTTGAGCTTGAGATTGTTCCTGATATTGTTGTTGCCTTGTAGTAATTACCCAAAGAGGCAAGGCGGATAGTCCCAATGTAAGGTTGATCAGAACCATAACTTCTAGTATCTGATACCTGACCGCTTGCGTTGGTTAATACTTTGTCAATGATAACCGTGCCTTCTGACAAACCGCCACCAGCTCCAGCAACAACATAAACCCGAGCATTTTCTAGCGCCGATCCAGTGTCGATATTCTTTACCGTCACCGTGAATGTTCTTTGACCTGCAACTACATTTACCGTGGCACCCGCTGACCGTATGGATGGGATAGCCGCACCATCAGCAACATTAATCGTCAAAGTACCTGAACCGACATTGACATAAATAGCTTCGTTCCCAGACGTTCCTGGCGTAATAGGACTACCCGTTGACCCACTGACGTATCCGTTCAGCTGGCAAGTCCAGTTCATACTACCGCCGCCGATAGATGTAAGCTCTACCGCGTGACTTGTGTTCGTGCCTTTGGTAAATGAACAGCTAGAAACATTTGCTAGATCATTAGTGATTACCGCAGCAGTCGCTGAACTTTCCGTCACAACGCAGCTTGTCAATCCAGCAGTGCCGTTTAAGGTTATCAGGCCAGAGCTAACAAACGCGCAATCTACCGCTTCCGATCCTGTGACAAACGAAAACCCACCACAACCTGAGATACTATTACCTTTGAAGTTGTGCGCCGCAGCGTCGAAGCTCAACGTGCCGCTTAGGTTCTCAAACGAACAACCGTAAAAGTTACCCGTCTCTACGTTGCCGTCAGAGAAATCAATTCCGAAGTTATAAGAATCATTGCCTACAATTGAAATCCCATTACGTCCGCCCGTTGTGCTTACTGGTTGGCCGAAGGAAAGGCTGTTAGCCCCAGAACCACCGACCACGTTGATTCCAGAAAACGTAACAGGAACCGCGTCCACCACACCGCCTTGATAGTACAAAGGCTCTGCCGCAAAGATCTTTGAGTCTTCATCTGTGATCGTTGAGGCTGACGCCGAAGTATCACCTAACGTCACAGTGCCAGCGATTTCAATAGAAGTGTTTGAGTCGTTTAATGATCGGATAACACCATATCTTTGTGTCGCTTCGTTGGTAACAAGCTCATTGAATAAACCAAGCGTTGACGTTCCTGTTACTATTAATCCATTGCCAACATCGCAAGCATCTAAAATCAGGTTATCAAATCGGGCTGTTGTGCCGCCTACATCTGCGAAAACTCCAATGTGCGTTATGTTTGAGGTGTTTAACGTACCAGAACCGCCTGATCTAGTTTTAGTCGGATCAAGAATCATCCTTACCCAACCACCAGCGTAATTATCCGACCCGTAATAGGTGAACAATGAGTAGTTGCTTGCTGTCGGCGTTCCAGAGCTTAAACAAATACCAAAACCATTAGCCGCTTGAGTATTTAATAATGAAGCCGCTAGAAAGTTTCCCCAGACATAAATCAGTTGCCCTGATTCTGTCGTTGAGAAGTTCAGTGCAGAAGGTAAGGCAACAAGCATAGCAACGCCTTGCTTGCTAACCTGAACCGTTATAGCAGTTGTTCCTTCTATAGAACCATCAGCAGCAGCAGCACTTGGAGTCCCGCCTGATCCTGCATATTTAACAATGGAAACAGAATCACTGCCATTATTAGCAGTGAACTGTCTACCATTACCATCCCATGCGACCGATACAGTCATTAGGCATCACTTGTTCTGATTGCCGTTACCGATCCGCCAGTGCTTCCTAAAACACCTGATGTGATGAATTCCTTGATTGGACTTGCGCCACCATCACGCACCTTAATCACAAGGCTTCTATTTGAGCTGTAAACGCTAGTAAAGTTCGCGCTAGTAGCGCCAGCCAGAACGTCGATGTACGCAATCCAGACATTGGCAGCGTCGGCGGCGTTATCACCAGAGAAGTCAGTTGACCCAATTGTGAAAGTCGAAGCTGTATAACTGGTATAAGGAACCCGCTTGTAAGCACCGCTAGCGAGCTGAACTCGGATGACACCAGAGGCTGGCGTATCGCTCGGAATAGTTTCTGCAACAACAACCGAAGTCACTGTGCCAGTTATAGCGCCACTGATTGACAATTGATCAACTTGAATTGCTGGATTGCCTTCAGCGTCCGTAGCTGACCCGTTCCAAGGCCCGACCAGAACTCGGTCTTCACCTGAAACCAAACCACCAACCGTGAAAGTCACGTTGTTGGGCGGCTGCTTGATGCTATCGGTTAAGTCTTTAACGCTGTCAGAAGCGCCAAGATCTTGCGAACCAGCACCATAAACACCGATCAAAGCAGAACCTGTTGAAACACCCAAACCTGGCGCAGCAGTGGTTTCTAGCGTTCTAGTGACAGCCGTACCTGAAGCCGTACCAGTTGCCGTTGAGACACCTGTAATAACTTGCGTGTCAGTCGGAGCAACACCGCTTAAAAGCTGGATCCACATCTTGGTGCCAGCAGTAACAGAATCGATTGCCAACATCTGACCAGTACCGCCTGACCAGCTTACTGCTTCAAACGCTGAGAACGTGCCAGTTCTAGCGTTGAGCGTAATTTCATGGGTCACACCACGGAACAATAGACCGTTAAGACCGAATAAAGTCTCAGCAGTACCATTGCGAGTAATGTACTTTGCTTTCTCGTAGAGATCATTGATATCTGTCTGAGTGCCTTTGTCCCATTCAATATAGTAAGCTTCGTCGATGCCGTTATTATCAACATCAAGTTCAACGTATCCTTGAGTAGAGGCAGAAGTGTCCCAAGCTGCAACAGTTCCTAAAGCAGTTTGATTGTTCAGGTCAGTTGCGCGGCTTAATGCTAATACGTTATTACCACGGGCAGTAGCGGAGATTCCGAATTCCCCATAACTGAAACCGTAATCACGGGTCAAGCCTAGTAATCTTCGGCCATCAACATCCGACCCGCCATCTCTGACTTTGATCATGAAACGATGAGATATACCGCCAGCAGCGCTTGAGTTAAGACCTAAGCTTGCCCCTTCGCTGTCATTGTTCCACCAGTCATCTGCAATTACAGCGCCGTTCTGAACGACCTGAATGTCAGGAGCATTACCGAAGTTTACAATGCCGTCATAGATTGTGGCAC